CCATACACATCTTTCACAATCGGTGCATTATCGCGACGTTTAAGAACAATTCCCATGCTTTTTCGGTACCCTTTATTCATGTCGTCTTCGTACAACATACCGACATACTTCTTTTTCGCGAACAGCAAGAAGGGATACAACACTTTTTCATACGCTAAACAGTGCGGTCGTTTCAAACAATCGGAAATCAAGTTCCCCGCTTCAATTCCTAATTCTCGGGAGATTTCCAACGCATCACGTTTTTTCAATTGAACGCCATCTTTGATAATGGCAAATTTGATAAACACGGAATCCGTATCTCCATAAATACATTCAGCGTTTACCAACACGTTCCCCATACTAGTTTCACATTCACGGTTGCAATAGACTTCTTCAATCGTATTTTTCGCCAAGATTAATAATTTTCTACCCGTGGCCGTACAACAGGCCGCGACATCCTTGTCGTAGAATTTACTGGTTTTCGCACCACATTGGCCGTACAAGGAATTGGCAGTGACTTTATACGCCAATTGTCGGTTATCGTACATTTTTTTAATGAAGGGATCTTTTTCCACGGCTATTTTTTTACGTGTATCACTACGCGCTTTCAATAATTCTTCCAAAATGGATGGCATGATCGCTTTTCCTTCTTGAAATTGAGCCCATCGGACAACTCGTTTCCCTGAAATGTACTTGACGGCTTTTCCTTTTGGAGTGAGCCTCTTGTACGAATATAAATCGTACTCAATGTCAATGTACGTGTAGTTGGGTAAATTATCGTACACGAATACACCCTGCAAACAACACCCTTCTTGTTTCACTAAATTTCCATCCAAATCATACTCTTTCGCCCATACTTTTGCATCCGAAGAGAGTCCTTCTGAAATCATGCAGGATGGATAAAGTGAATTGAAATCGTTCACTTCAATTGGATCTTCCGTGTAAATGTCGCATTTGGGTTTAATCACAATGGCTCCTTCATACCCGGAATCAAAATCCGGAGTTTGTAATACCGGCATTAACATGTTGCGTTGGCGACACTGTTTTGCCATATAACTGAATAATTTAATGCCTTGTCCTCGTTCCGTTAAGTACGCCATGGGAACACTACAAATGGACGCCATTTCAATGAACCCTGACAACATGTCCGTTTTCCTAAAAATGTGGTTCACCAGCCGACAATCTTGAATGCAGTACTTGGCGACAATCGCGCGGTCGGCGCTACTTCCATTTGTCAACCGGAAAATGTCGTGATGGTCTACGTCATCTTTCGCAAGACCCCATTTTACTTGTTTTGTCATGTCAGGGAAAACAGACGCGACCACAAAATGGTCGTCGGCAATGTGCGTTACCATAAACTTTTTACCATTTTGATAATAATCAGAAGAATGTGAGATTTCTTCAAAGATGACATAATTTTGTAATTCCAAACCCTGTAGATTTTTGGTATACACCAACGTGGTATCTTCTTGTTGTTCCAAACGGGTTACCTTATCTCCGATGAAAAAGGTAGACACGGCATCCAATTTATAGGAATCAAAACTGTAATCTCGGCGCAAAATGTTATGCAGATCAAATTGTAATCGTCCGGGCATGTTAAAATATTCCAGGTTGTACTCACCACTGGCTAACATGACTGTTTTTTTCTCAATTTGAAGTTTTCCGTTCTCCACCTTTCCAGCAATGGTGTCCTTGGTTCGGTTTAATTCTAAAAATTCGTAAGCGCAGCCCGTTTCTTGGGATCGTTCAAACATAAATTTTTGATCGAACCCGAATATATTATACCCAATCAACATATCGGGATCCTTTTCTTTAATCAAACGAGTCCACGCCAACAACACGTCTCGTTCCGTCGCATAACATTCAATTTCAGCATTTTCAACGGGGTCGCAACTTCCCAACACAATACAATGGTTCAACAACGTATCTTGCTTGCCGTACGTAATGAATGAACTTCCAATGAACGTTACTTTATCACCTTCTAATTTTGGAAAATAAGAATTCAACCATTGTTTAATCATGGACGTGGAAGGCACATCCTTCTCAAGAATTCCCAAGATGGTGGTTTCGCCGTACTGCTCTTCTTCTTCTTCAGAAGAGGAATCTTCTTCGTACGTCATGTGCGTGTTGAAGATGGGTTCCAACTCTTCTTTGTCTATCACTTCTTCCACCACGTCCACCACAATCACGGAATGTAAATGCGAGAGGGCGCGCGTCACGACGTCTTCTTTTGTAATCGGATGTTTCGGGTACACTTTATCAATCATGGGATGTTCGCCGTACCCAAACGCACATTGCAAGTAATGGATGAGTTGATCTTTAGAAATGGTAGATTGGCGACGAATGTCAACAATGTTTTCAGCAAGTTTTTTATAATCTTTGATGGGAACTGGAAAATCGCCGTGTGAACTACTGGCTTCAATGTCAAAACTACAAATCGTGTACGGCACGATGGTTTCTTTCAAGGGTAACGGTTCAATGTCTTTGGACGTAATGGAGAACTCATACGTGCACGTGGTTGTATTCAGTTTATTTTCAGGGACGGGTATGTGGACCCACCCGGTAGGACTGATTTCTTTAATGTGAAGAAAACGAAGCACCGGCGGTAAATCTGCTTCGTACAATTTGTAGATTTGTCCTTTGAAGGAGTATCCACCAGGTTTAAGTCGTTTACGGAGTGGATCTTTTTTATCTTCTGTGTACCATAAATTTCTTACTTTATAGAAAGAAGGCATGCCTTTGAATTTCAAGCATATGAAATTGTGCTCCGAGCATCCATCAAATCCATTTAATTTTTTGCGACGAACTAACACACATTGAAGAATGGATTCCGCGTAATACGGACCCACGACAGATTTCAAGTGCTCCAAAAACCCTAATCGGTCTGATTTTGTATAATTGTGTGGAACTAAACAGAAGAAATAAGGTTTGAAATCAGTTACTTCCACATACACCGTTTCACGCTTTTCTGTAATGCCAAACATTTGAATGATGAATTGTTTGGAATCACCATTTTCAGATTCATCATCCCGATTGATCGTACGAAAGTCAAACAACCGAACATCCATGATTGTCTTATTTTATCAATTACTAATTATATCAATTTTAAAAATAAATTGATGGAGCTTGCGTTCCATCACAAACGTATCATGGAGCTTACCATTTCTCAAATGATTACGGGATATGCCATTTACTACATTAATCCAATGTACGCCCTATTGTTTTTACTTCGTCTTTGTAACATTTATGCGTACACGGTGCGTGGTGATAAAGAGCTGATTCAAATGATGGTGAAACGGTTATCTCCGGACATTCATACCCTACAGAATAAACACTTGTACGGAAAAAATTTGAAAGACGGTTACTTTTGGTCTCGCAAATCGGTAGGGTTCATTGATACCCAAGAAGATTCGCTTACCATCCTGACGACTCCGACGTACTACCAAAAACTCATCGCGATGGATGATAAGGCCCAAGAACTCAAGGCGTACGTTCCACCACCCCAAGTGAATAAAATTATCGTTCATATACGACGAGGTTCGTACGCCAATTTTTATTATCCTCGCATGTCTATGGATATTTCCCACGTTAATCCACTTCCTTGTCAACAAACCATCATGGACGGCATTGTTGACATTTACAATTCTCAACAACGAGCGACCATTTTCATTCATGGAATTACGTGTGCCGGCAAAAGCACCATTGGTATTTTACTCGCCAAACATTTATCTGGCATTTACTGCCATTCTTTCAATCCAACGGATCCGGGAGATGTCCTTTCTTCACTCATGGTAGACATCATGAAAGATTCCGACGAACCCGTGATTGTGGTGATTGAAGAAGTAGATTCTATTTTGAGGGCGGTACACAACAACACCATTACGAAACATGCGAAGATTCCTACCCTCGTACATAACAAGTCATCGTGGTCCAACTTTCTAGATGACATGATATTTTACAAAGGGCTCATCATGATTTTAACCAGCAACACGTCCAGAGAGGAGATCAATACGTGGGACGAATCGTATTTGCGAGATGGCCGCATCCACGCGCACTACTCCATGATGACGCCCATCAACCTTCATGAACTTCAGGAGGAGAAGGCCACATGTCAAACGGAGTAGACGTGTACGTGGATTTATCGGATGCAAGAAGAATGTTTAACGCTTCTAATCTTTTTTGAAGGGAGGACGACGATTTGATGGATTGCGATATTTTTTTCCATTTCCATTCAAATTGAAGCGCATCTACCCAAGTAGGAAACCCTGACACGTAGCACACACGGGTCCACGTATCTCCTTTATCTACCCATTTTCCGGTATATTTGGCTCCTCCAGATTTTAATTTATTATGCTGAGATAAACGTCTGTCTAAATTTACAGTAGCTCCAATGTATGTTTTTTTAGAACTGGATTCTAACAAGTAAACATACATATTATTATTTTCACATAAATTAATTTAAAGTGGTATATAATCCATAAGTGACCGCACCTACTACTAAGGAACGAAGAATCAGCGACACCTCACCATTCTTCACACCCAGGTTGCGTACAAATGCAAACACTTGAGAAGATGCCATTACCAAAAAGAGAAGCATGGAAAAAAGACTGAATAAAAGTCTAGGGTACATAATGTTACTTAATATTTTTCCTATATCTTATTTTTTAGAAAAACGTAAATGTTCTAATTGAGATTGACCGAATGTTGAATTCAATTCATCAATGCTATTTTTAAAGTAGTAAGGAATGTCAAAATTACCGGATAAAGGAAGATGATGAAATCCTATGGCAATGACGTATTTGATAGACGATACGCTGCAGATACAATCCGGTTTACATATGTAAATGTGTTTGAAACAGGATGCCAATTTGAATAAAAATTGTATGCTGTCGTACGACGTACTATCCACAATTTTGGATATGTAAGCACCTCCTTTTTCTACATGATTCAAGGGAGAACAATCCAATTTGTCACCGTGGTTCACAATCACCGGGTACGTGGAAGTTAATTCGTGCGTCGTATGTTTCACGTGGGACCCTAAATTATATTTTAACAAAATGTCCTGAATGACCGTAGAATACGGGACGCAATCATGGACGCATGAAACGTTGAATTTTTTAATGTATTCGTTCAAGGATACTTCTACATTACGAGATACATGTGGACTCGGTGTATGTAAATTTGTTTTGGGTAATATAAATACGGACATATCCTACCTATGGCGTATATGTTTAATCTAATTTATGTATTATTTTAATAATGGAATAAATATATTTTTCTAAATGAAAAATGGGTCTATAGTTATTTGTAAAATAAGTCACTAACAAGATGGTTTCCTGAATGACTTTATCTCGTTGTTCGGTTGTCATGACGACATGGATCAACAAATAATTGATTAATTTTTCAACTCCCATGTCAAAGATTAAAATGCTATACAATTGGTCTCTTAATTGGTTCGGCGTAAACGTCGTGGTGGTAATGTATTCGTGAATGGTTTTAAACGCCGTATCCGAAGACGTTCTTTTTTTTAAATAATGAATGTCAGGAGCGTAGTCTTGAAGAATAGGCGTGGATGGAATTTTTACAGGAATGAATTTACATTTAGACGTAATGTTGTACGGTAAAAAAGAAACGGCTTCACTGATTAATATAAATTTAATGGTTGTGGTTTGCATGTAACTGTAAAAACAGTCTAGTAATTCTTTATTGATGGTATGAAAATTTTTACATACAATGAATCCTTTCTTATCATTTTTACTTTGAATGATATCCACAATTTGTTGATAAATGTCATTCCATAACAATTTTGAATTGCACCCTAATAAATTCATATCCACTTCATAATGCACGTCACTAAACTTCATGTACGTCGTGTCTATCATCATCTTTTTTTCTATTTTTAAATGGCTGGGGCTATAGTGGTGAATGATTTTTAATACCTGAGTATACTTGCCTACCCCACAGGGGCCATACACAATCAAATGAACGAAGTCCTGAAAGGTAGGGTACGCAAAATTAATTTCAGGGTGAATGTTTTTTTCTGTAAACGAAATGTAATCGGTAAACTTATTCATATCCTACCTATGGCAATGACCTTTAAGTTTCCTTGGATAAATGGTTATAGACCGAATGCACGCGGTCCACCACTTGATTCATGGTAAATTGGTGCAGTGCAAACTCATATGCGTTCAGGGCAATCTCGCGCGCCTTTTCTGGATTTTGTTTCATCCAATTCACTTGTTCTAATAAATTAGATAAATCCATGTTGACAGGAATGTAATGCGTGTACGGCACCAAATCATCGTGAAAGTATTCTATGTAATTGCGTTCTACCAGAAGAAGCGGTCGTTTTGAAAAAAGCAAATACTTTAATCTTCCAGAATATCCATTCCCACCAATGTCAATCAACGAATGATATTTCACCAAATCCGGTAAAGAAACGTAGTGCGAAATGGTTGAATTGATCTGACCCCTTACGGGTTTGATATGAATAATGTCAAATAATTCAGGATTCTCGTCCCCTATTTTTTTCAATAACGGTCGGGTAGTATGTTCTACGGTCCCTACCGAAGGCGAATGAATGTTTCCAAACCATCCGACCTTGTCAATGGAAGGAGGTTTCATGGCCTCTACCATAATTTTAACCACGGTGTCTTGAAAAGAAGGAATGCTGGCAGAAGGCCAATGATGGAACGTCCAATCGGGTCCACAATATTTTTTCAACGACACTTGATCTTTATGGTAACACATGGTATACTCTTTCGTTTCTGTTAGTTCAGACCCTCTATCTCCCCAATTCAATTTCATACGAGTAATGTCTTGGTTCGCGTGCTTTTCAGCACAACGGTGGACGAAATACAAGAGGCCTTGCGATCGCTCGTTCATGTTGATATAAACATCGTATAAATGTTTATATTATATTTAATTTTCATGAGGGAATAAAAACTTGTCTACTGTAGTACGAACGTGAAACACCCGATGCGCGATGATACCAAGCACAAAGGTTCCAAAAATTGTCAAGGGGATGGACCATTTCATGTAATACGCAATCGCCCATCCTCCTAGTAACGTGAGTACCACGTCCACAATGGCGAATCCAAACACGTGAAAGTGAATGTTGTCTATGCTAAACATACCTTAAGGGTATATTATTTAAGCAGGGAACCCAACCAGGTTGGCACCAATACCAAACCCAGCGCCGGTTCTTGCGGTGGTCCCCATGCTGGGGATGAACGTGTCTAAAATAGAAAAGGTGGCCGCGGCGGTAAGAGCGATGAGCGCCACTTCGTCTAAAGAAAGACCTTTTCCTTTAGGGATGGCGTAGGCCGCAATCGCAACCATTAAACCTTCCACTAAATACTTAATGGCTCGTTTTAACAACTCGCGAATGTCAATCATAGTTAATGGATAGAAAAAATATATTTCTAATTAAAGCTTAAATAAATGATTATTATAAGAATATATGTCCGGTTATGTTGATTTGTTAGAAGAAGATAAACCTATCGCTCAACAAAAGTTTGTGTGCGTATCGTTTGTTTCCCCAGAAAACATTATAAAAAAGAAGGAGGCTTTTTTATTTGACCGATTTGTAAAAAATTGGGATATGACTAAATCATTCCAAAAATATTCTCAATTCACTTCTTTTTTAGCATACAAGTACAACCTACCGACCGACCAACTCATGGGTGATTTGAATGATTTTTGTCAGGAAGAAAAAACAAAAATGGCGAGCGAATCGGTAGAAGATGATTACAAGACATTCCTAGATAATCATGGAGATAGACTAGAAAATGAATATTCAGAAGCAAACCAATTTCAAACCAACACGCGTGGTATCAAGATTAGAGGCGTGTTTCCTAGTCAAGAAGAGGCTGAAAAACGTGCCAAATTCCTACGAGAGAATGATCCCCATTTTGACGTGTATGTGGGTCCGGTAGGTATCTGGATGCCGTGGGAACCAGATGCCTATAAAACAGGAAACGTTCAGTTTTTAGAAACGGAATTGAATAATTTAATGGCGAACAAGAAACAAAATGAAGAAAAGGCGAAGGAGTATTTTGACGCTCGTGTGAAAGAGGCAAAACGAAAAGCGATTGAAGAAAACATTCGCAAGGCAAAGGAAAGTGGAAACGTCCTCTCTCAAACGATTGACAAGGATTCCAATTTAATTAATTTGAAAACTACCTCGGAGGAAGTGTTAAGAACGGCACTATTTGACAACGACAACGTGGATCGTACGCCGGTGGAGAATAAAGTAAATCCAAATAAGTAACGTAAGACATACCATGAGTAAACATAAATTAAAGGGGCGTTTCATATTTTATAGGAATACTCTTTTTTTTTTAAGATTCATACACCATCGGCCGATCTTCGTACACGTGCAACGTACCGTCCACATCCTCATTTGTGTAAATGCGGTTGTGTTGTTTCGCTTCGTTAGATGAAATTAAATACAACAATTGTAAATAAGCGTCCGTTACATTTCCAATGGCTGACCCATCATAATGTATTTTGGTTTTTTCTATGGTTCCATAATTTTTTTTGGAACCACGTATCCCTTTTCCATAAATGACTTTTTTTAAAAGGTCATACAATTTAAGAAACATTGGACTACTATTTGCC